ACGGTGATCAGAACGCCACGGCCGAGGTAACTGTGTCTACCAACAACGGTGAGGTTACGGGTATCACGGTTGATGATGGTGGCTCGGGATATCCCTATGCACCAGAGACAAACATTCCGGTTGCGATTCGGCAGATAGGAACAAACGGTGCGATACAGAACGCATACGGACTGGCCGACACCGATCCAAACGGTCAGATCCTTACGGTCACTGCCGTCTTGGGTGGATCGGGATATACGACCGGCACGGCGTTCGTCGTTCAGTCATCGGCACAGGGACTGGTCGAGACCGATTCATCCGGCACGATCATTAACGCAGGTATCTCTACCGCCCGTGCCGGTCAGAACTTTCGTAAGGCATTTGCCAGAGTCATCGCGACGACGTCTGGAACAGAGGCAGATCTTCGACCAGTGATATCACCGTTCGAGGGTCACGGCGCCGTTCCTGAACAGGAGCTCGTTGCAAAATACGCTCTTATCAATCTACGATTTGCATATGACGAGGGCGACGGCGACTTTACGATTGCAAATGACTTTCGTCGCATCGGTCTTATCGTTGATCCATTTGAGTATCAGACGTTTTCCGACACAGCATCGGCACAGACACTTGATGCAAAGTATCGACTTACACTTGACACAAACAACTCGACGTTCTCTGAAGATGAAACAATTGTTGGACAAACGTCAGGAGCCATCGGTCTTCAGGTTGATATATATGATAGTAACATTCTTCGTGTGATTCGTGATGACGAGATATCAAACTCAATAGACTTTCAGTTGGGAGAAGTCGTAAGAGGAATTAACTCGGGTTCAACGGCAACAATCACAGAGATCGAACCTCCCGAGGTGGAACCTTATTCGGGTGACATTTTGTTTATAAATAACCGTGAGTCCATTGATCGCCGTGATGATCAGATCGAATCAATTACATTGGTGATGGAGTACTAACAGAGGAATTCCATGACAGACTTTAATACAGAGCCGTACTTCGATGATTTTGATGAGGCAAAGAAATTCCTCAAAGTCTTGTTTCGTCCGGGATACGCAGTTCAGACTCGTGAGTTAAATCAGGCGCAGACAATTCTGTCCGATCAACTCTCTAAGTTCGGACAACACATCTTTAAGGAAGGATCGGTCGTCATTCCTGGCGAATTGTCCATCCTACGCAAACCGTACATCAAGGTCGATCCGATCATTCGTTCGATCGAGACGGTCAATGGTGTTGAGCAGACACCTCAAGATATTCCGAGTGGTACACAGACCACGGCCGCGGCTCAACAGATTCTGGGTCGTGAACTTCGAGGCATCGGCGCACCGAGTTCAGACGTCAGCACACATGATGTCAGGGCGATTGCTCGACTTCATCAGGAGCGCGACGTTGATAATGAGATCCCACAGGGATTCATCATTCAGTACACGTCCGACGCAAACGATAACGAGAAGAAGGTCTTTGATCCACAGGAACGTGTACGCATTCTTGTCGAAGAGACTGATGAGAACAATTTCACGGAGTACGAAGTCACTCTGCTTCCCGAGATCGATGAACCGACTGGTCTTGGATCGACGGCCGAGATGCAGCGCGGTATCTACTTCCTACGTGGATTCTTTGTCTTGGTTGAGGACGACGCGATCATCGTCGACGCGTACTCAACTCAGACTCCTACTTCGATCGGGTTTAATCTCAATGAGGATCTTGTAACACCCGAAGAGGATCAAACTCTTAACGATAACGCGGCCGGGACGTTTAACTTTGCTGCGCCAGGTGCTCACCGATATAAAATTAATGCGGTTCTGACTCGTAAGTTCCTGACAATCACGACAGACGCCGACGGTAACGAGACCATCGAACCGATCAGTGATCCGAACTACACCGAGATCACACAGTTCAAGAACGGCGTAGAGCAGGAACACGTTGTTCGTGCCGATTACTCAGAGATCGAAAGGGCACTTGCTCGACGTACCTTCGATGAGTCGGGCAACTACTCGGTTCGTCCGTTCCGTGTTCAGGTCAAGGAAAAACGATCGAACAATCGTGGCGCATGGACACAGGGTCGTTACTACCTTCAGGGCGATATCGTAACTGACGGTGGCAATTTCTATGTTGCTCAGCGCGAAGGCACTGCCGGACCGAATTCACCATCATCCGTGGTCGGTACAGGAGTTGCAGACGGAGCAGACGGTTCTCTGAATTCAAACGTTGTATGGTCATTTGAACCAAATCCCGAGTTTAATGGTGGTGACTCTGCGGAACTTGATCAGACCGAACAGGAAGCAAAGGCACAGGAAGCCAAGCTCACGGTCATCGTCGAGCCGGGTAAGGCGTATGTCCGGGGTCATGAAGTCGAGAAGATCTCTCCCGAGCGCATCGACATCGATAAGGCTCGTTCATCCGATATCGTCGAGAACGATTCGCTTGGATCACGTCTTGGTAACTATGTTCGCGTTTCCAATATCAATGGTATTCCGGACATTCAGAATTTAGCATCGGTGAATCTGCGAAACGTTGTTGCGTCCGACAATGGATCTGGTTCAACGATCGGCACGGCTCGCATTCGCGGAGTCGAACAGGTCGGTTCCGAGTATCGCGTATTCTTGTTCGACGTGAATATCACCGAAGAAGGTGCACAGTTCAATAACGATGTCAAGCAGATTCGTAACTCAGATTTTAATGCCGATGTTGTCAATATTAATGGTTCGGATAATCAGGGTTCTGTAAGCTCATCGGGTACAACTGTAACCGGAACGGGTACAAGATTCGCCACCGCACTTCGAGTCAACGACTACATTCAGGTCGACGAGAATCTTTTCCGTGTTACGGCTGTTAACTCGGACCGTGAGATAGAACTTGGGTCGACGCCGAGTCCGGCATTTGACGGGGATGCATATCGTGTTGTGCGTACACGGATCAACGATCCTCGCGACCAGCTTACGATCTATCCGATGTTCTATGACGCGATTAAGACCGTTAAGGACGATCAGGACGTATCGGAAGTTGAGTATACGGTCGTACAAAAGTTCGGTAACGTAAACTCTTCGGGCGGTGTCCTTACGATCTCGCGTACATCGGCGACCAACTCTGGTGGCTCAGGTATCGGTACTCGATTCTCGACTTCCGTGCTTCCACAAGAGATTCTGGTCACACAAGCGTCAAGTGCGATTACGCCGCTTGACGGTAACCCCGCGACGCTTGGCACAGTGACAACGGATTCGGTCACAATAAATGGTCTCCCTGACGGGACATACACGGTGTTTGCGCCGGTCATTAAGGAAGACCCACAACGATCGAAGGAAAAGACCAAGACACTTGAGACCGAACAGTTCGATATCACCGATCTCAATGATCTGAAGAATCGGAGAGTACAGCTTAATAAGGCCGACGTTCTTCGTGTAGTCCGAATCTCGATGTCCTCATCGGCAAGTGGTTCTACCTACGATCCGACCGGCGAGATCGACATTACCGAGTGGTTCGACCTCGATGACGGTCAGCGTGACACACATTATGCGTTAGCATCACTGGTTCGCAAACCCGAGTACGCGGCACCAACAGGATTTGTTCGTGTTGACTTTGAGTACTTTTCCCATGGTTCGACAGGTGACTACTTCTCGATCGACTCGTACTCAATTCCTGATGAAGACATTCCGGTATACGAGACAGACATTGGTGTGATTCCACTACGTAATGCACTCGATTTCCGTCCAATCATTAATGACGCGGGTACATCATTCTCGGGTACGGGTGGTTCGATCTCCCTGCCACCGAAGCCGGGTACCGAACTCACGGCGACATACCAGTACTTCAAGGGTCGTCGCGATCGGATCGCGATCAATGATACGGGTGATGTGGTTGATGCCAAGGGCACACCGTCATTATCTCCATCGCTTCCTGAACCGATCAAGAACACGATGGACGTGGTCACTCTTGAGATTCCACCTTTCACGTTCTCGCCCGATGATGTAGCAGTCGAAAAGGTTGACAATCGTCGGTACACGATGCGTGATATCGGGGACCTTGAGCGTCGAATTGATCGTCTTGAATATTACACGTCACTTAACTTTCTTGAGCAAAAGGCTTCGTCACTCGAGATTCCGGATGACGAAGATCCACGTTTCAACCGATTTAAGAATGGTTTTATTGTTGATAACTTTGCCGGACACTCGACCGGTGATACCAAGGCAGCCGACTACCGTGCGGCCATTGACATGGAAGCGCAGGAACTTCGTCCGACCGTATACTCGGATAATGTCGAGCTTGTAGAATCGGTTTCACGTGATTCTGAAAGAACGGCTGCGGGATACCAGATCACGGGTGACGTAATTACGCTTCCGTACACGCAGACCACGTATATCAATCAGCCATTCGCCACGACGGTCGAGAACATCAATCCATATGCCGTATTCACCTTTATTGGTGCGGTATCCTTGAATCCATTTTCGGATCAGTGGTTCGAAACCGAGACCGTCCCGGCAATCGTCAATGACGTCGAAGGTAACTTCAACGCGGTTCGTGACCGTGCAGCTGAGGCAGGTATCCTTGGCACGGTCTGGAACAACTGGCAGACACAGTGGACTGGTACGCGCACAACCACATCTGGGTTTATCCGTGGCCGTGGTCGCCGTCGTCAGACATCAACAATCACTCGTGAGCAGCGCACAGGTATTCAGACAGAAGTTCGTGCGACATTCTCTCGTGAAGTGGTCGACGAGCGTGTCGTATCAACCTCGACTATCCCGTTCATTCGTGCGCGTAACGTATCATTCCTTGCTCGTAACCTCAAACTTGGAACACGTATATATCCTTATTTCGATGGTGTTGATGTATCAGAGTTTGTAACTCCTGCAGCGCGTCTGACGTATTCCGAGATCTCGGGTGCAGACTCTATTTTTGATTTTGAGACTAATTCGGGTGCCAACACCGACGAAGTTGCACGTCGTATCGACGGCAATACAGAGACACACCTCAACAAGGGTGACGTGGTCTTTGTGTCTCGTCGTGGTGCGACATCATTCGCAACACCAGAAGCGTCTCCTTGCACCGCTGTGTGTACGTTACAGGAAGTACAGCCGGGTGGTGATCGCTCGATCTTGGTGCTCAATGCCTCAGGTAACTTCCAGATCGGCGATGAGATCACTGGTACCTTATCCGGTGCGCGTGGAACGGTCTCGCAGTGGGACCCAACACAGGAAGGCGATCCTCTGATCACCAACTTCGGTGGCGACGTATCCGGTGTATTCAGAATTCCGAATACCGACGATGTACGATTCCGTACCGGTGAGCGCGAGTTCAAACTTATTGATAACACGAACAACAATGATTTTGAGGCATCGACTCGTGGTCGCGCAACATACGAGGCCGAGGGTACACTGCGTCGCACACAGCAGACGATCAACTCGGTCCGTAATGGTGAGATCGTTCAGCAACGTGTCGACGATACGAGAACACGATCGGAGGTCAACCGGACAACATGGTTCGACCCGATCGCTCAGACATTCCTTGCCGAAGAATCTGGTGGATTATTCCTGACCTCACTTGACTTATACTTCGCGTCGATCGATCCGGCCATCCCGGTCAGATTGCAGATTCGAGATACCGAGAATGGATACCCGGGGCCGAATGTCTTACCGTTTGGCGAGAAAGTCCTGACGCCATTCGAGATGCGCGACGGACAAGAACCCGGTTTTGGTATTTCATCGCGGACCGTTGACCTCTCTGGAGTCGAGGGCGCACCTATCTCAATTGGTTTGGCGCCCGATTCGCCGGTTCGATTCAAGTTCGATTCCCCGGTATATCTTGAGGAAGGAGTCGAGTACTGCTTTGTCCTGTTATCAGATTCCAACAACTATCATGTATGGTTGTCGGATCTCGGTGGTGTTGATTCCTTTTCGGTACCGGGTGAACAAAATCAGGTATTCGAGCAACCGTATCTTGGTTCATTCTTTAAATCGCAGAACGCATCAACATGGACACCGGATCAGAACCGAGATATCAAATTCCGGTTGAACCGAGCCAAGTTCCAGAACTTG